GGCGCTGGTGAAGATTGTTCGAAATACAACCTAGGCATAGCAGTCCAGAAATACACTTGAAAATCCTCGGCAGTTGCCACATGGGAATCAAAGAATGTAAAACGGGATGCAGTGCCAGTTGCTGAAATTGAATATCCAGAGGCAAAATCATTGCCCGTGGTTAAATTCTCACGCTTGGATGGCGAAAACCGGATTGGTGCATAATACGGCACCTCAAATTCGGCAGTAGGATTCACGCTTGTATTAACATACAAAGCCCCTTTAGGGCCAGCACGTGGATATATAGCAGCGGGAGCGGAACTGAATACAGCTGCCTGGGCGCCTTCACTAATTGAAGTATACCCAGTAAACGCACCAGTAGCGCTGGTATAAATCGTATCCTGATATCCACGACGTTCAACATACATCGAGGTTTCAGTAGACAATCCACTACCAGGAGGATCACGTACTTGATTATTCATCAATATCTTGTAACGTATTCCCCCTCGCCAACCCGCAAAACAATTGACAACCCAATGCAAAAGCACTGTGTTGACATAGTTATATGGGTTATCAATGGCGGTTGTGTCTACCGCCCCTGCGACATTACCTCGCAAGAAAGGCATCATTTTCCGATCTGAATTCCAGAAAAATTGCCCAGCTGTTGATATCATAAAATCACGGCGCCATAAATTGTAACGTTTCAACATTGTACGAAACGACATAATGGACTCGCCAGTAAATACCATATTAATCAATGCATTATCCTGTAAACTAGGTCCTACATTGTCAGCAATATCTTGCATAGGTGCAGAAGGTTCCTGCGTATTGTGTGCTTCAGGCACTGTTGTACCCATCTCTGGCTCCGAACCTGATTGCGGTTTGAAAACAAAAGATTGGAAGTAATCATCGGGTACAAAGACCTCAAAATCATCTCCCATTGACACAAACACATTAACTTCTATGTCATTATTCGCAACGCTATTTGGTGTGGTAAGTTCATTAACTACATAGACACCAATAACTCCATTCCCCTCTTCTTGCGCAGTGTAAGCTGTTGTGCTATACATTTGCGTAACAGAATCAGTTCCTGGTTTATGGTGATCCAAAAGCGTTAGAGACTGCCCGTTGCCAATCTCGATTGTAAAATCTTGTGTGTCGGCAATATCAACAACTTGCAGATAGTTTGTGTTATACTCGTTAGTGTCCAAAAAGTTAGGATCATAAACAATTTTAATTCTCCCTTTATGGAATGACGAGCAAACGACCTGAAAACGAAACCTCATACTTCCAGTCCAATATTTAAATGGCAATGCCGCTACAGCACAGGCTGGAAAATGAAAACTTCTCGGTGGTCCAGCATTCTCAGCCCATGTTACTGGGTCGATCCTAGCGTTCCACAATAATGTTTCCGGAGTTGTCCCAATTTGCCAAGCAAATTTGGTTAGGTATGATTCTCTTTTAGCTATTTCTTTAATAGACAAAGGATCAGCATCACCCAAACCAGCAATACGTGGGTCAATTGTAAGCTCTTGCTTATCATCAACAGATAATTTCAAAGCCGTGTCAGGGACATTCGTTCCAGCCAATAATGAAATTGGTGATGGACGATAAGGATCCGGGTTCTTCGTTACAGGTGGCCTACAATAGCCAAATGATTTTGCAATATTGGATACAGTGTTAGCTGCAGCCGCAGTCGCCAAAGCATATGGACGAATCGCAGGTATTGCGGCCAAAGCATTAGATACCTTGGCCACTGCTGAAGCAGGCTTAGAAATCATTCCTTTCGTATTAGCCTCTTCAACTTCTCCTGACTCCCTTCCTGACTGAGCAGTTAGGGTGGCAGGATTCTCTGACGTTAGCACCGACATGCTTACATCAGAAGCCCAAGCAAATACCGATACTGTGACTTGGTCACTAGCACCATTGGCATGCTTGAGTGTGTTCAATGATCGAAAATATAATCTACCCATCAATTCCCAGTCCGCACTGGTAATATTAAGGTAATTTTCGAACCAAAAGAACGGCAACTCCATCTCTCCACCAGTAGAAGTGGTAGGATCCAAAAAGATCTTTGGTAGTTGCGAAGTCTGCACCAAATCTTCAGAAACAAGAGCCGCGAAACTAGACAAATTGTCAAAGTTATCAATCGGCTGGTAAGCACAAATTGCTCTACCATACTGGAAACCGTTACCATTAATGACAACTTTAATATTGAGCTTGGCTCGCAATAAATTGTAATTGGCAATACGGTTGATAACCCTAGCATTATTAAAATACAATCCCCATGGATCTATATCAAAAGCTAGAGTTGTGC